CGCTAACTTAAGGGTTGAACCATCTGAAGAATGCGACGCCTCGGTGCCTCGTTAAGACGATGCCTCGCGTTCTTCAATTGCGTTTTGTAGGCTGTCAGGGATACTGTCCCACGAATGGCCACCTGTAAGCTCCAGATGACCATTTTTGTTATTCTCCACAACGAGTTAGTTCTTCTTTTCGGATCCGGCACTTCTGGGGGGGAAATCCAGCGATGGCTGGATTATGTCGTCAATTAAAAATGCGGCGAGTAGATTAGCAAATATCCACGCTTTCGCGAGTTCAGGTTCCTTTGCACGCAAAGCATCCAGGTGCAGCAAACTTTTGAGCCGCTTAAAAGCCAGTTCAATTTGCCATCGCAGACGGTAACAATCAGCCACTTGCTCTGCTGAATATTCATCTTCCGGTAATGATGTTAGCAATAGCACATGGCCCGCTGCTTCCAGCGTTTCCGCCTGAACTACTCGTCCTTTTCGACGATTCTCGCTGAGCAGTCGGGTTTTACTGATTAATGCTTTTTCGGGAGGAAGTGATACGGCAATGAGACGTGCCGGAAAGGGAGCTCCGGCTTTTTTATTACCTGAATTGCCTATCATTACAGTGGTTTCACCGTTCTTACCGCAATCCAGCCCGCGCAGAAAACCCATCATGTCAAAGCGCATTCCTTCTGCAGTTAACCAGCGCAATCCTCGCCAGTGAACCCGGACGATATAATCAGCTTCTCCAAAAGCAAGTGAGCGGATACATTCGGGACGCGAACCGAATCCCCGGTCAGCAATGCGTATCTCGTCTGCCGTTTGCGCAAATCGGTCCAGCCGTTCAGCGTCTCTGCTGTCGGTTAGCTCAAAATCAGTGAACTGACAGGTATGAGGATCATATCCCATATGTAGTCGCCATTCAGCGCTGCCGCCCCCGGGCGCACTGATTGCTGTTCCATCGACAAGACGCAATCTCTTTCCGCTTGTACAACCCGTAACTGCGGCGCGTACAGCAAGTGTTTGTGCGGCAAGTATGCCAAACCAGTCGGCGGCATTCCGCAGCCGCTTCAGGAGAGCCACGTCAGATAATGTTGCAACGTCATGGAGCTGAGCCCATGCAGTGACTTCACGTAATGACATCCCCCCGGGGCCGTAAGCCAGCCCCCGACGTAGCAGAGTTGCAGCATCACGAATTTCGCGGCGGCGGGGTAGAGCCCCGGCATTACGTGCCGAAGTATCCAGTTCTTCGGGCTTACCAATATGGGCCAGAATTGCTGACCAGTTATCGTGAGAGTAATTCATCGGCACGTTAAATCATATCAGGCGTAATACCACAACCCTTAAGTTAGCGCTTATGGGCTGATACCCCGCTTAAACACGGGTTTTGTCGTTTAGCAGGTTCTTGGTAGGATTAGTCCGATACTTTAATGATGGGAATAGGGATATGAAAGTCTTAACAATTTATTCAGTTGTCGGCATGGCTCTTTTACTCGGGGGATGTACCTCTCCGAAGTACAATTATTTACCAAAAACAGAAAATTATAGTGAACCTCCTGTAGGAAGCATTAATACAGCTTATGTCGGTGATTCAATGATTAAGCAGGGGGTGTCACAGAGGTTTGAAGGTCTGAAGGTTAATGCTCCTGCGAGAATTTCCTGGGCGTATACGATCACTCCGGGGATGCTGAAAAAGGTTGGTGAGGATAACAAGGCTGATTATTACTTTCTCACAAACGGTGCTGATTCAGCCAATGTGGAAAAGGCAGCCCTTGCCGATATGTGGCAGGGCATCATGGTAGAAAAGAAAAAGAATGCCTTATGTGTAATAACAGTTTTCGGTGTTACCAACTGTGAAACTAACATGCCTATCGAAAAGGTTACTCTGAATATCAGTGGTGATTCATCTTTCCAGCAAGCTCTGCTTTACAACGGAAGGGTCGGAAACAAAATCAACATTGGATATCGTGAATTTTCATCGAATACAGCACGCCCGGCCTTCAACAACGATGTTGAGTATGATCTCGCGGAGTCTAAAACAATTGGCTATAAAGGGGCTAAATTCGAAGTACTTGATGCGAGTAACCAAAGCATAAGGTATCGGGTAATAAGTAACTTTAGATAAGCGATAATTTAATGAAACCCGCTTCGGCGGGTTTTTTTATATCCGGAGTTTATATGACGTGGAAAGACAGACTTCAGGACGCGTCATTTCGCGGCGTGCCGTTTAAGGTTGAAGAAGAAAGTGCGGGAACCGGTCGTCGTGTGGAAACGCACGAATACCCGAACCGCGACAAACCCTATACCGAAGACCTGGGGAAAATCACTTTCCGCCCGTCCATCACGGCTTATGTGGTGGGAGATGACTGCTTTGACCAGCGCGATCGCCTGATTGACGCGCTGAATAAACCCGGTCCCGGCACGCTTGTCCATCCGACTTACGGTGAGCTGAAAGTCTGTGTTGACGGAGAGGTTCGGGTCAGCACATCGAAGAGTGAAGGGCGTATTGTCCGCTTTGACCTGAAGTTTGTCGAAGCAGGAGAACTCTCTTACCCCACATCAGGTGCGGCGACGGCGCAGACGCTGATGTCATCCTGTTCTGCACTGGATGACTGCATCAGTGACAGCTTCAGCGGTTTCAGTATCGATGGTGTGGCGGATTTCGTGCAGAACGACGTTATCGGTAATGCCAGCATAATGCTGGGGTATGTTTCTGATGCGATGAAAGTGGTGGATTCTGCCGTATCGGATGCCGCCAGGCTGTTGCAGGGGGATATCTCGGTACTTCTGCCGCCGCCATCGTCAGGCAAAAATTTCGTTGAGCAGGTGCAGAAAATGTGGCGTACCGGGAAACGCCTTTATGGTAACGCCAGCGACCTGGTCACCATGATCAAAACGCTTTCCGGTGTCAGCCTCGGCAGCGATCTGCAACCGCGCGGCGTCTGGAAAACGGACAGTAAAACCACCGCCACGGCGACGCAGCAGCGTAACGTGGTTGCCAGCACTCTTCGTACGACCGCAATCAGCGAAGCGGCGTATGCCGTTACCCGATTGCCTGCGCCAACAACTTTCGCGGTGATGCAGAATTCCGCAGTGGGGCAGACAACAACACCCGCGCAGAGCAGTGGCTGGCCTTCCGTCACGCATTCGGCACTGAACAATGCACCGGCGGTGAAAAACACGGTTGACCTGCCGACGTGGGAAGAACTGACTGACATTCGCGACATACTGAATACGGCAATTGATAAGGAGTTGTCCCGTACAACCAGCGATGCGCTGTTTCTGGCGCTGCGCCGGGTGAAAGCAGATCTGAATGCGGATATCAACACGCGCCTTGAACAGTCTGCACGGATCATTCAGCGCACACCGGATGAGGTTTTACCCGCGCTGGTGCTGGCGGCGACCTGGTTTGATAACGCGGCGCGTGACGCGGACATTATCCGGCGTAATGCCATTACGCATCCCGGCTTTGTGCCGGTGATCCCTTTGAAGGTGCCAGTGCAATGAACGACAATGTCACGCTACGGGTAAATGGCCGGGAGTGGAATGGCTGGACATCGGTGCGCATCGGTGCCGGTATTGAACGGCTGGCGCGGGATTTCAGTGTGGAGATCACCCGCCAGTGGCCGGGAGATGAGGGTATCACCACGCTTCAGCCGCGCATTAAAAATGGTTCAAAAGTGGAAGTGCTGATTGGTGATGAGCTGGTGATCACCGGCTGGGTGGAGGCGACCCCCGTTCGTTACGATGCCCGTTCGGTCAGCACCGGTATTGCCGGACGTAGTCTGACTGCTGACCTGATTGACTGTGCAGCCGAACCGACACAGTTTAACGGACGATCGCTGGTACAGATTGCGCAGACGCTTGCTGCGCCTTTCGGCATTGAGGTGGTGAACAGCGATGCGCCGTCGGGTGTTATTCCGGATGTCCAGCCTGATCACGGTGAAACGGTGATTGAGGTGATCAACAAAATACTCGGTCAGCAGCAGGCGCTGGCTTATGACGACCCGCACGGCAGGCTGGTGATTGGTGGTATTGGCTCAACGCGGGCACATACCGCGCTGGTACTTGGGGAAAACATCCTTTCCTGTGATACGGAGAAGAGTATCCGGGAGCGGTTTTCTGTTTACCAGGTGGCGGGGCAGCGTGCCGGAAACGACGATGATTTCGGTGAGGCCACCACCACCGCGCTGCGGGCCCGCACAGAAGACGCATTTATTGCCCGTTACCGTCCGATGTATATCAGGCAGACAGGGCAGGCTACGGGGGCAGGCTGTATTGCGCGTGCTGACTTTGAAGCCCGGCAACGGGCGGCGCGGACGGATGAAACCACCTATGTGGTGCAGGGCTGGCGACAGGGTAACGGTACGCTGTGGCAGCCCAACCAGCGGGTGATTGTCTTCGATCCGGTCTGTGGTTTCGACAATACCGAACTGCTTGTCTCGGAAGTCACGTTTACTCAGGACCAGAACGGCACCCTGACGGAAATCCGTGTCGGCCCGCCTGATGCTTATCTGCCTGAACCCGAAGCCCCCGGCGCGCGGAAAAAGAAAAAAGCCAGAGTACAGGAGGACCCGTTCTGATGAGGACGATTGAAGCCATGCAGCGACAACTTCTCGGCCTGATTGGGCGGGCAGTGGTGAAAAGCATCAGTGCTGCCACGAAATGTCAGACCGTGGATGTGTCCCTGATTGCCGGTGAACCCAAAGCCGGGGTTGAACATCTTGAACCCTACGGTTTTACCGCAAGGGCAAACAGCGGTGCGGAAGCGGTGGTGTTGTTTCCGGATGGTGACCGTTCTCATGCGGTGGTTGTTACGGTGTCGGACCGGCGCTACCGCCTGAAAGGGCTGCAGACGGGTGAGGTGGCGGTCTATGACGATCAGGGGCAGTCCGTGACGCTGACCCGGGAGGGGATTGTGGTGGACGGTGCAGGGAAAACGATCACGTTTCGCAATGCACCTGAAGCACGTTTTGAAATGGACCTGGAAGTGACCGGACAGGTGAAAGACCTGTGCGACTCCGGCGGCACTACCATGTCAGCGATGCGGCTTGCCTATAACGGCCATCGTCACAGAGAGAACGGTCAGGGCAGTAACACCGACAAACCTGATAGAGCGATGGAGGCATGATGGAACTGTGGCTGACGGTGAACGGTAAACGCACCTGCGCCAGCGCACCGCTGGATCCGCTGACCCGCGCCGTGGTGATTTCCCTGTTTACCTGGCGGCGGGCGGAGCCTGATGACAACGCCGATGTCCCGATGGGATGGTGGGGGGATACCTGGCCTGCGGTACAGAATGACCGTTACGGCTCCCGACTGTGGCTGCTTCAGCGCAGCAAACTGACCAATCAGCTGGTGCAGACGGTAAGGGGGTATATCCGCGAATGCCTGCAATGGATGATTGATGACGGCGTGGTGTCCCGTATTGATCTGGATATCCGCCGCACCGGGATTAATGAACTGGGTAACAGTATCACTCTCTGGCGTCGTGACGGACCGGTAATGATTTCTTTTGATGATCTGTGGAGTGCGATAACGCATGGCGGACAGTGAATTTCAGCGCCCGACGCTGGCAGAAAATATCAGTATGCTCCGTAACGATTTATTCGCCAGGCTGGACGTCAGCGACACGCTCCGGCGCATGGATGAAGACGTGCGGGCAAAGGTGTATGCGGCGGCGCTGCATACGGTTTACGGGTACATCGATTATCTGGCAATGAATATGCTGCCTGACCTGTGCGATGAGTCCTGGCTGGCGCGACATGCTGCGATGAAACGGTGTCCGCGCAAGGGGGCCACGGCTGCCAGCGGGGATATGCGCTGGGAAGGTGTCAGCGATGGCCTGAAGGTGACTGCCGGGAGTGTTATTCAGCGCGATGACCTGGTTCAGTACACGGCAACTGCCGATGCAACCAGCTCCGGTGGTGTCCTGCGCGTGCCGATCGCCTGCTCAAGTGCAGGTGCGGTCGGTAACGCTGACGACGGTACGTCATTAATCCTGGTCACGCCGGTGAATGGTCTGCCGTCTTCCGGTGTGGCTGACACCCTGACAGGTGGATTTGATACTGAAGAGCTGGAAACGTGGCGCGCCCGCGTCATTGAGCGGTATTACTGGACGCCGCAGGGCGGGGCTGACGGGGACTATGTCGTCTGGGCTAAAGAAGTGCCCGGCATTACCCGCGCATGGACATACCGTCACTGGATGGGAACGGGAACTGTCGGTGTGATGATTGCCAGCAGTGACCTGATTAATCCCATTCCAGAAGAGTCAACGGAAACGGCGGCAAGACAACATATCGAGCCACTGGCCCCGGTGGCAGGCTCTGATTTGTATGTGTTCAGGCCGGTGGCACATAAAGTGGATTTTCATATCCGCGTGACGCCGGACACACCGGAAATACGGGCTGCCATCACCGCGGAGTTGCGTTCGTTCCTGCTGCGTGATGGTTATCCGCAGGGAGAACTGAAGGTGTCGCGTATCAGTGAAGCGATTTCCGGTGCGAACGGGGAATACAGCCATCAGTTGCTTGCACCGGCAGACAATATCTCCATTGCAAAAAATGAACTGGCGGTACTGGGGACGATTTCATGGACGTGACAAACGATGATTACATCCGTCTGTTGTCGGCACTGTTGCCCTCCGGTCCGGCGTGGTCAGCCAGCGATCCGGCGATTGCCGGTGCGGCACCGTCATTAACCCGCGTTCATCAGCGTGCGGATGCCCTGATGCGGGAGCTGGATCCGCGCACCACCACTGAACTGATAAACCGCTGGGAGCGTCTGTGCGGCCTGCCGGATGAATGTATTCCGGCGGGAACGCAGACCCTTCGCCAGCGTCAGCAACGGCTGGATGCGAAGGTTAATCTGGCGGGCGGCATCAATGAGGATTTTTACCTTGCACAGCTTGCTGCCCTGGGCAGACCAGATGCCACCATCACGCGATACGACAAAAGCACGTTCACCTGCTCATCGGTCTGTACTGACGCGGTGAATGCGCCGGAATGGCGGTATTACTGGCAGGTCAACATGCCAGCTGCCACCAACACCACCTGGATGACATGTGGCGATCCCTGTGATTCCGCACTGCGTATCTGGGGCGACACCGTTGTCGAGTGCGTGCTTAACAAACTCTGCCCTTCGCATACCTACGTAATTTTTAAATATCCGGAGTAATCCATGCATCGTATAGACACGAAAACCGCGCAGAAGGATAAGTTCGGCGCGGGTAAGAACGGTTTTACCCGTGGTAACCCCCAGACCGGCACACCTGCCACCGATCTGGATGATGACTACTTTGACATGTTGCAGGAAGAACTTTGTAGCGTGGTGGAGGCCTCCGGTGCCAGCCTGGAGAAGGAGCGGCACGACCAGTTGCTTACCGCGCTTCGTGCGCTGCTGTTAAGCCGCAAGAATCCGTTTGGTGATATCAAATCGGATGGCACGGTGAAAACGGCTCTCGAAAACCTTGGTTTGGGAGATGGCTCGGGGCGTTACAGCAAAACTGTCGTTTTTTCATCGTCGGGTTCATATACGTGGCCAGCTGACGTAAAACGAATTGACGTTATTCTGACTGCGGGGGGCGGCGGTGGCGGTGGATGTAACGCGGAGAACGCAAATCAGACATTTTCAGGGGCTGGCGGAGGAGCCGGAGGTACTGTTTTTGCCACTATTTATGCGACAGACAACGATGCCGGGCCAGGGACCTATACAGTGACAATTGGCAGCGGTGGTAGTGGTGCCAATGGGCCAGGGTCTGGAAATAATGGCGGTCATAGTTCGTTCATGACATTAACTGCGCTCGGCGGCCAGGGTGGGCAATGGGGCGGCGCTACAAATACCGCTGGCGGGCGCGGTGGCTCAGGCTCTGGCGGTTATAAAACTGAACAAGGCGGAGACGGTTCAGACGGACAGGCGGGCCAGGCGCTATTAGTAGGCAATGGGGCATCGAGCTATTGGGGTGGCGGCGGCCGCGCTGGGCAACTGAGCGGTAATCCTGGAGTTTGCTCTGGCTCCGGCGGCGGGGGTGCATACGATAATAGCTATTCACACACGTCAGGACGTGGCGGGCACGGAGCTAATGGCGTGCTGGTAATTCGGGAGTACATGTAAATGAATGATATCTATGCAGTTGTTGATAATAACGTTGTTATTAATGTCATTATCTGGGACGGAATTTCTGAATGGAAACCAGAGGCTGGTAATTTAGTTCCGTTAAACGGCGATGCTGGCATCGGTTGGTCATATTCAGACGGAGTATTTACCGCGCCACCTCCCCCAGAACGCTCTCACAACGCGTTAGTTGCGGAGGCTGAGCTGCAGAAATCAGCACTATTGACCGTAGCAAATAACGCAATAGCACCGCTGCAGGATGCCGTTGATTTGGAAATGGTGACAGACGATGAACAGGCGTTACTGCTGGCGTGGAAAAAATACAGGGTACTGCTGAACCGTGTTGATACCTCAGCGGCACCCGAAATAGAGTGGCCTACGCAACCGGGGGAGCGGGCCAGTTGATATCAGGCGCAGCGTCAGCATCAACTGCTGTCACTGCGTCGATGTAGTCGAGTACCGCATTCAGCCGCGTTTTTTCATCATCAGTCAGTTTGCGGCCTGCACTTCTCCGTTGACATCTTTGTTATATGGTACAACTGCGCAGAGGCCTGTCTCTTCAATTGTGCCAGTTGAATACTACGATACAACGCTCGGCCTTCCTGTTTGGTGGAACATTACCACATCTACGAGGAAAAGAGCTTACGGTACTAATACTTAGACTTTAAATTTATTTTCGTTTATTAATCATTGAAGTAAAACAAATTATTAGGCGAAAATGTAGCGAATTTATGTACTTATACATGTTACCCTGAAGGAAAATTCTTTTAATAAACCTTCTCCTTCAGGGTAAAATAATTATTTGACGTAAATGTGGTTTCTGTATTTGACAAAAATCACATCACACACACTTTCAATATCTTCAGGTTGACCATAAATTTTCTTCACAATATTCAATTGTTCTTTATTCTCAAGAATAAAGAAATTATTTCCTTTGTTATACCATTCGCTATTTGTAAGCCAGTTGTCTCTTTTAATTTCATTGTTATTAAAAAGTATATTTGCTATTTTTATGTCTCCATTCACACCAACAGAGTTGGTAAATGCAAAAGGGGCATATCCATAATTTACTTTGTGCTCGTTGATTTTTTCTCTAATACATGATATCTGATTGTATCTATTATCAGTGGAGCCATTAATATTTATTGTTTTAATTCCTGATATGATGCCCAAAAAAGCTATTAATAAAATAATGCTTTTTTTATTAAATTTAGATCTTGACAAAAGAATTACTGCCATAATGAAGACGGGAACAAGGTATCTTATTGTCCATATATTTCTTGGGAGGTTACTACCAATATAAGCAGATGTCATGATTAAAATAGACAATGACAAACATATATCAATAACGCTTCTGTTTTTAAAAAGATTTCTGAAAGTGAAGTAAATTAATGCAACAACACCAGCAAAGCGTATTGCTTTAGATAATAGATGCAGTGATGGTGTTATCTGCTCACCAAATATGTCTGCATTAAAAAACAATAAAGTTCCACTTACTGCGGTATTTATATTAACTAAAATATTGTCATACTCAACAATCTTTACATCTGTTAGTCCTGGCAATGTAAAGCTTCCAAGGTTTAAAAACAAAAAACCGATCGCCTTGGAAATTAAATATGAAGAAAACAATCCAGCCATTATAATAAGGTATTTCTTTTTTCTTTCCTTGTGCAACAAAAACATTGCTGCTAATGTTAGCGGTGCAACGTATATATAGACTGAGATATTATCGCTAAAAATAGCCATAGAGGACAGTATGGTTGAAAAGTATACAAATAATATTTTTTCTGTTTTAATATACTTTTCTGTAAATATTAAGCATCCAATGATAAATATGTATGTACCCATGTGAATGCACGCTGAAAGCATTGATGTAACAGCCATGTCAGCAGGAAAAACAAAGTAGAATATAATTAGCGCTAATGCTAATGATTTATTTGTAGACAGCCTGTATATCAAAAATATCACAGTAGCATACATCGCTGGTGGTATTATATATGCAAGCTCACTGCTGTAGCCAAATAATATAGAGGCGATCGCATAAAAAGATACTTCTGTAAAGTAAAAAGGAACCGTGGATAGCATCCATCCATGAAGTAAGTAATTACCTTCTGACATATCCTTACCAAGCAAAAGCACTGTTGCCGCATCTGTATTTGGTGGGAATATGTTTAAGCTGGCAAAGTGATATAGCATAAATAATGACGCAAATAATAAAATTACGAATATAAATTTAATTTGTTTTTTGAAAATCATTATTTATTATCCTTTAATATATACTTTGGACGCTGCTTAACCTCAACGTAGATACGCCCTATGTACTCACCTAGCACTCCAATACCAATTAACTGGATGCCGCCAAGAAATAATATTGATACAAGAATTGAAGGGTATCCAGGTACATTATTACCAAAAATTAATTTATCAATTATCATCCATGAACCGTATGTAAATGATATACATGCAATAAATAACCCAATATAGGTCCACATGCGCAGCGGGAATGTTGAGAAGCTAGTGATCCCTTCCAGCGCCAAGTTCCAGAGCTTCCATCCATTGAACTTTGTGCTTCCTGCAACGCGTTCTGCTCGCGCATATTCTACGACTTCGGTTCGACCACCAACCCAGCTCAGCACACCCTTCATAAACAGGTTTCGTTCTGGCATGAGCTTAATGTTTTCCACTACTTCGCGAGACATGAGCCGGAAGTCGCCAACATTCTCTTCTATCTGAGGGTTGCTGATTTTGTTATGAAGTTTATAGAACCACTCAGCAGATTTACGCTTCAGCCTGCTGTCAGTGGAGCGGTCAGAGCGTTTAGCCAGAACCATATCTGCACCGGCCTGCCATTTCTCTATCAAGTGAGGAATAACTTCGATAGGGTCTTGCAGATCAACGTCAATCGGGATAATTGCCTCCCCGGTAGCATGGTCCAGACCTGCGAACAGGGCGGGTTCTTTGCCGAAGTTACGTGTGAACGACAGCGAAACAACAAGCGGGTCGGCAACAGCAAGCTCGTTGATAATTGATTCTGTAGCGTCTTTGCTGCCATCGTTTATGAAGACTATCTCGACTTCATGCTGCTGAAGCCCTTCAAATTCGCGCACAGTTTTATAAAAAATAGGTATCGTGGCCTCTTCGTTAAAGACCGGAACGACTAAAG